ATCTACAGGAGGGATCGGTCATGATCATTGAAACAAGCGTCACCAAGCTGCGCGACCCTTATATTGTGGTTGCAGACGGCATCTATTACGCATACGGAACGGGCTGGCAGTGCTACGTCAACAAAAGCGGCAAGCTTGACGGCGAATGGGTCAAATCCTCCGTTTCGCCCACCGTGGTCGTACCCGAGGATTTCGAGAAGCAAAACTGGGCTCCCGAGGTACACGTGGTAGACGGAAAATACTATATGTTCACGACCTATTTTTCTTCAAAGACACAGCACCGCGGCTGCAGCGTATTTTGCTCCGAGCACCCCGAAGGGCCTTTCGTGCAGATCTCGGACGGGCACTTCACGCCCCTCGATTGGGACTGCATTGACGCTACGCTTTATATTGACGAGGACGGTCAGCCCTGGAGCATTTTCGTGCATGAATGGACCTGCCGCCCCGATCACGTAGGGCTGATGTCGGTTGCCAAAATGTCGGACGATCTGACGCACCTTATCAGCGAGCCCGTGGACCTGTTCCGCGCGGATGAAGCACCCTGGGCGGCCGCAGGCGTGACCGATGGCTGCTTTCTGTGGCGCACCAAGGGTGGCAAGCTGCTTATGATCTGGTCGAATTTTGCCAAGGATGGCTACTGTGTCGGCATTGCCGAGAGTGATGACGGCAAACCCGACGGCCGCTGGATCCAGCGCGAAAAGCGCCTTTACGGCAAAACCGATGCAGGCTACCCCTACGACGGAGGCCACGGCATGATCTTTGTCGACACGGACGGTCAGCTGTACCTTTCCATGCACTCCCCCAACGATCCCGTGGGCGAGAGAGATACCACCATGGTGTTTTTGACGGTCAAGGAGCAGGACGACGATCTGATCGCGATTTATGAATAATGCAGAATTCTGAATTGCGAAAAAATGTAATAAAATATGAAAAGCCGCCCTTTCAGGGCGGCTTTTCTACCATCATTCTGCATTCTGCATTTTGCATTCTGCATTTATCTTGACCCAAACCGCGCTGTCGCACTCGGGGAAGGTGACGTGCAGCACGCTTCCCTGCAGCGCGACCGTGTCCTTTGCGCGTGCGGGGTACATGGCTTCAATCTTGGCGTTCTTTCCTACGTACTTGGCAAGATCGATCTCGGCCTTTGTTTGCTCGCCGTTCTTCCAGACGGCCAGGAGCAGCGTGCCGCTCTCGGACTCGTGCATACCAAGCGAGAGAATGCCCTTGTCCGCCATGCGGCAAAGCCCCGTGGGATATACGGGATTGCACTTGACCAAAAGGTCGCGGTTTTGCTTGTAAAGGTCAATGGCCTCGGCCATCAGCGCAAGATTCTGCTCGTCCGCGCAATCGATACGCCCGGACAGATAGATCGCACCCAGCATGACCTGCACCATATTGAACACGGTGTTGTGGCCGTCTTCAAACTTTGCGGTAAACTCTGCATTCGGTGCAAAGCTGATTCTGTGATCAATCGGCACGGGATAAGGATAGCCCCAAATGCCTACGCGCTCGGGCGGCATGCAAGCTACAAGACCCTGCACCACGCTGGGCATGCGCTCATAATATTCCTGGTCGCTGACGCTTTGCATATAGAAATGCTTTTCACTTGCATGGTCGGCTCTCATGCAGCCGGAGGAGCAGTTTTCGATCACAAGATCCGGGAAAGCGGTGCAAACACGGTCGATCAAGGCCAAAAATGCAGCCTGATTGCGCTTCAGCTCCTCGGGAGAGGCCATACCAAGCGCTCCGTCAATGCCGATGCCCACGTTTTGGTTATAGTCGTTCTTGATAAAGCGAATGCCCTTTTGGTACAGTCGCTCAAAAATACCGAATACGTGCTCCTGCACCTCGGGATTACGGAAATCAAAGAAGCAGCGCGTTTTGCCGATGACCTTGCCATGTCGCGTCAGGCGTGCATTCTCGATCTTGTCAAGCACCTTTGTGCCCGGCATGACGCTCTCGACCTCCAGCCAGCAGCCCGGCTTCATGCCCTTGCTCTGAATGTACGCAAGAATGCCGTCAAAGCCACCCTCGCCAAACAAAGAATCGTTCTGCGTGTAATCACCCAGTCCTCCGCTCCAGTCCTCGTCCTCGCCAAACCATCCCGCGTCAATGACGAAATACTCGCAGCCGACCTTGGCTGCCGCGTCAATCAGCGGTACTAACTTCTCTTTCGTGGGCAGTGCCCACAGACAGTTCATGTAGTCGTTGAAGCAGACCGGCACGTGCCCGTCCGGGAATGCGCGCAGCATGCGGGCGCGCTTGTATGCGGTCAGTGCCGCAACGGCCTCTTCAAAGCCGCCCTTGACCTTGCCGTAAATGCCCAGCGGTGCTGTGTAGCTCTCTCCCGGCTGCAGCTCGTAGAACCAGCCGTCGTGGCGGTCGTGGCATGCAGAGAGCAGCACGTCCAGCCAAAGGTCATCGCGATAGCCGCCCACGCTGACCTCAATATACCAGGAAGCCGAGGTGGCAATCTCGAAATACCAGATCTCGCCCTTCTCGGTGTCCTCCAGCATGATCATGGGATAGTGACGGCAGGTAGTCCATGAGCCAATGCTGCCGATGCGGTAGGCTCTTTGCGTGTTATGGTTATAGGTCGGATATACGCCGAAATCCTCAATATAGCCGCGTCTCCATTGGCCCTCGCCCTGCCAGGAGGAATCACAGATATGCAGCACGAAGCGTTTTTGATGCCATGCACCGCCTTCTCTGCCGATGCCCGTCACGTAGCCCGAGGAAAGTCTGTCCAGCACAATGCTCTCGCTGCCCGTATTATGGACGGACGTGATACATTCATAAGTATTGCCGTCAAAGGGCTGACAGTTGACCCTGACATCCGCATCGTAGCCCGCAAGGCGGTAGGTATACGTGTTGTCCTTTACCTCAATCGGCTCGGCGGTCATGGCCTCGGTCTGACGGCTGTGATAATCGTCGTTGTGCGCCGCATTGACGCTCAGATAATAAAGAGGGTGGTTGCAAAGCATGGTAATTCTCCTTAAATTGATTATACCCTAATCTTACCTTACAATCCTCTTTTTGTCAAGGGAAAAAGCCATGGTTTTGAGCAAAGCATTTCATAAAATTTAATAAAAATCCTTGATTTTTCTCATAAGCTGTGCTATAGCCGAAGAGAGCCGAACTCATACGCCCTGCGGCGAGAATTTTTCGCGTCTTTTGCCAAATCTCATCTCGCAAGATGCGTATCTTGCTTCGACTCGCTTTGACAAAATCCATCAAAAAATTCAACGCCGGAGGGTGCTGCGCAGTTTTGCGCGAGCAAATATTTCGCAGATGCAAAGAGAAAATGCGAAGCAATATAAGATATTGCGAGCATTTTGTCTGCCACAGATGCAGATATTTGCCGAGCAAAACCGTGTGAGTTCGGCTCTCTTCGGCTATACCGATTATGCCAAACAAACTTGATATTTTTCACGTATTTACTACCCAAGGGGGTATTGTACCCTCATTATGTCAATCATATCCTCATGTGAATTTGATAAAATGCAAATTCCGTATGGGGATAGTATTGACTGTGATGGTAAATACGTTTCTGTATCCGGTTTGTTTGGCGACGACCGGAATTTGCGTTTTTATGCGCCGACTTCGGTCGGCGCATTTTTATTGTAGTGAGGGTATGAATATGAGATTAGTCAAAATCAAACTTCCGCCTTTTCTGACAAACGTTGAAAAGGAAGAGTTTTGCCTTGCGGTGATATACATCAACGCACAGATCGTTTGGGCCGGACGCTGCAACTGTTTGGCGGTTTTTGAGGCAAATGAAACCTGTCAGATCGGTCTTTTGGTCTATGACGCATGCGTTGGATTCCCATTTCATTATTGTCAAGATATAGTCATCACCGGGATCGTATCGCCCGAAAAGCAGTATGAGGTCATACAAGTAGATTGGGGATTCGAATTCGTTGAAACAGATACTGAGAATTCATAAAACCAGGGGCTGAGTCAATTCAGCCCCTGGTTTGCTTTCAGGTCAGAAAATGGCTCACAAGAGCACTTCCCACCGCGCCCAAGATCGCTGAGGCTGCGTACCCGAGCACGTGCTCGACAAGCAGCCCGGGTCTTGATTCCAGCGCGCTGATGCGCTCCTCCTGACGCTGCGCGAGCTTGTCGTATCTGTCCACCATCTCGGTCAGCTTGATGGTACACTTTTCCAAGGAATCGATCTGCTCGCCGTGCTTACCGAGCCTTGTCTCAATGCGCTCGTGCCGCTCCCGGCAAAGCTCCTGCCTGTAATCCGGTTGATTGCTTTGCATCTTACTTGTACTCCTTGATCACGGAGAGCACCCGATAGTCACCGTCACCGTCAATGCGGATGCCCAGCGTATGGCACGCGCGAGGCTGCAGCGGCACGTACCAGAGCTTGCTGCCCACGCATTCCAGGGTTGCACGCTGCTCCCACTGGCCGCCGTCGTAGCTGACCGAAAGCGTAAGCACGCTGCCAAGCTCACACTGCACGCGCACGCCAAGGCGTACGGGCACGATCTCGCCGCGCGCGTCGTCATTCAGCGGATGAAACTCTATATAAGACAGGGGCGGGCCTTGCACGATGCCGTTCCCCGTTTTGTTTTGTCCAATGATGTATACAAAACGGTCTGAGGTACAGGCGTACACATCACCGCGCAGGTATCCGAGCGCAATGATCTCTTCCCCGTCCTCTGTGTGCCACGCACCCGTGACCGTATCATAAATATAAAGGCCGCGCTTGCCGTCGGGGTCCACGGCACTCAGATAGTATTTTCGGCCGTCGGTGGTGGCGATGCCGTCCTTGAGATGCACGCCAAGGCTTTCGGAGATCACGGTTGCCGTGCTGCCGCTGCAGCGAACCACGCCGTTTGGCGAAAGATACAGCATATCTCCGTCCACCGAGCAAAGCGAGGCGCTGCTTCCCTGCATCACACCCGAAAGCGGCGTTTCCACCACCGAATAATTGGTGGGATTGTCACCGTACACCTCAACCATGCTGTTGCTTTTGAAAAATACCGGGCGGCCATCATGCATCACGCAAGCGGTAATGGGCTCGCTGCCGTGCATTTGCAGGCAATAGCTGCTTTGCTCGTCGCCGTCATAGCGGTACCAGTTGGTCGCGTCGCCGGGCACGGTGGCGTAAATGGTGTCCCCGGCATAGCCCCACAGTCTGCCGCCGCATGCGCAAAGACCGTCCAGGGGGTAAGGGGCATCCAAAAGAATGGTGCAGGACTCTATATCCTCTGCGACAAAGGATTTTTCATCAAAGCGCAAGCAAAACTCCTCCACCTCTCTGATGGTATAGGTGCCGTCGTTATGCGCCGTGCCGCGCAGCAGGATCGAATTTCCCGGGGAGAAATAATCAAGGAAATTGAAATCATTGCAGCGCAGCGTATTGAACTTGACCGTGCGGGCAATGCCGTCCTCGTCTACGTAATCCTGATTCTGCACCAGGACGTTTGCCAGCTTGAGATTGACGTAGCGGGATTTGAGCAGCCCTGTCTCGGTGTCGTATACGCGGAAATCGGGCATGATCAGCAGCTGATTGCCCAGCATGCCGAACACCTTGGGATACTTATTGACGTTGCCAAGCACCTCGACCTTGTTTTCAGAAAGAGCCTTTTGCAGCTCTCCGTTACTGACAAGATAAAGCTCTCCCGCGCAATACATCGCGTCCACGGCGTATTTGGGATGCAACCAGATCCGCCTGGGCGGGCGGGATCGAAGGGCGGGATGGTCATCCCCGCAAACGTTCTCTCCCGCAAAATACGTACCTTCTGCCGAGCCTGCTCTGTGACAAAGCCCTTTGGTAAAGTCATCGTCAATTTTTCTGTAGGTCTTGGATCTTTCAAGCTCGGGCAGCATCAGGAGCCCTCCCTTGTCCGAGTCGCGCCGCCCTCGTCCGATGTATTTTCGGGCAGATGCGAGAGCGTATACTCCAGATCCCGCACCAGCTTATCGTAGCTGCGAGCCAGCAGAAGCACAGCCTCGCCAATCGGCTTTGCCCGTACGGCGCTCTCCATCCCCTTGTTACCAAGCACTGCTTTTGCCATATCAGCCCATCCCCCTGCTCTTGGCAACAAAGCGGTTCTGCTCGGCCTCCATGAGCTTTGCAGCCTTGCTGTCCTGAATTTCGGATTGATCCAGCACAAGCGCAAACTTGCGCTTGATCTTTACCCATTCTCCCCTTTTGATGACGCAGTTTTTCCCGTTGATCGCCACGTACACGTCATCCTTGTAGCGGTCGTTATCGCGAAACAGCTTGATGGCGATATATTCCTCCAAATATGCCTGATCGGTACTCTGTGCTTTCATACTGTCTCCTTTCTACTTAACTATCAGTCCTGATCGTCGAAGGTAGAGGCCGTCTCGATTCTGACCATAAAGGCCTCGACCAGACGTACCGTCACCTTGGTTGCCTTCCAGCCCACGGTTGCGCGCTGGTTGAGCGGGTCAGCCGTGCCTGCGCTGCCCAGCTGCTTGACGATCAGCTCAAGGCCGCCACCGGTGATCTCGGTGGTGCCGTATGCATTCTCACCAAAGACCATGGTTGCATACACGTCGCGGCCCATAGCGCCTGCCTCACCGGGATAAATGAGATCGTTATCCTTGCAGGTCACGGCTGCGGTGGTGCTCTTGGTGCTGTCGGTGTACAGCGTCATGGAATCCGCGGTATTTGCACCGACGTATGCGCGGGTGTTACCGATCAGCACATATCTGCCAACGAGCTCACCCTCTGCTACGCTTCCGCCGTCAAACGCGATGACGTTCTTGCCCTCGTAGCCGGCAGAATTATTCACGCAAAGCACGCGCGCATCCTTGGCCAGATCCTCTGCGTGGAAGACCTTTGCCTCGCTGGATTCGATAAAGCGTACGCCCTCGATCTTACCGATCTCGCCCTCCATGATGTTGGAGGGATCGGCATACTGGTTGGGCGTCTTCCAGTTGGGATCGCTCATCAGATCGTATGCACAGTCGGGGTGCACGATGGCGATGTAAGAGCCCTTGATCTTTTCCGCGTTCTGATTCTTGAGGAATCTGACCGCGCGACGAACAGCGTCCACGGACAGATAGTGGTTGCCGCTCTCCTGACCGCCAACCAGCAAATATCTTGCGGGAACGGCATTCTCGCCGTACTGTACGTTGGTACCGCCGGCCAGCACCTCACGGGTGATGGTGTCCAGCGTTCTGCCTGCCTGAGAGCCAAGCAGCTTGGTTGCCATGCACAGGTTGTTGTCAATGGCGGTCAGAATGAGCAGGTCGGTCAGCTCCACGTAGCCGCCATACTGCGCAACGGTTGCCTCCAGCACCTCCATGTTGATGCTCTGCCCCTCGGGCGTCACGCCCTCGCTGATGGGCGTTGTGAGCTTGGGCAGCGGATTGTAGCGGCGGAACTGTACGGTCTTGCCGCCATTTGCAGGGATCTGATGCTTCTGTGCGAACATGTCGTGCACCAGTGCGGGCTCGGCGTTGTCGATCAGATAATCGGAATAGTAGGTCTTCATCTCCTCGGAAAGACCCATCCCCACGGTGTATGCGGTGGTTGCTCCTGCGGGAGCATTGATGGTACCCTCGGTACCCATCACGTTGGTGCTTGCAGCAAAGCGCTGCAGATTAAAATTGTTTTCTCTCATAAAAATTCCTTTCTAAAATGTAATGTGTTCCCCCTTTGCGGCGCGCTCGGCGAGCACGGCTCGCTGTGCGCGCGTCAGATGGGATGCCCGCCCCGCGTCGGCTGCAGAGAGCCCGTGCAATCCGTTTTCATGCGGTCTTGCATGGCGGATCTGCACAGCGCCCAGCAGCTGCGAGGCAGCGTTACTTGCCGCAGCCTTGGCGGCACTTGCCAGTAAGCTGTCCAAGTGGAGCAGCTCGTAAAGCTTTGTCAAAGAGATCTCGGGGTGCGCGGCAAAGCCCTCCAAAAGCTTTGCAAACAAAGGATCGGCGATTTCCCTGCCAAGGTCAAAATCCGGATATTTTTCCTTGACAGCTGCCTCCTCACTCTGCCAGTCACGCGTGGCGGGTGCCAGCAGCTCAGAGATGCGCTCGGGCAGCTGCAAGGGGTTTTCCAGCCCCAAAAGCTCCATAGCGCTTTGCAAGATCTTGCTGCTTTCCCGCTCCGATTTGAGTCTCTTTTTGACAATATCGGAGATGTGCTCGGTATACAGTCCGTGGAATTTCGGGGAGTTGATCAGCTCCTGCCATTCACGGCGTACATCCTCTTGGCTCTCGGCGTCAGAGCCGGTCTTGAAATCTTCGCCCGTTTGACCGCTCTCCTGCGGTACCACGATCCCGTCGTCAGTCATGGAATTTTCTTTTTGTTCGACCGTTTGCATAAGTAGTCCTTTCCTGCGGCTCCATAGCAGCCGCATGCATCTTATATATAAGTGTTTCTCATAATCACGTAATTCGGGTATTTGTCTGCAATGGCGGCAAGGCCGCAGGCGGCCATATCAAAGGCCGCGCTGCGCTCGGGCAGGGTGATCATGGCGTATCCGTCCGCAAGATCTGCCTCAGCCCCGGAGTCGCTGTCGTATTCCTCTATGTAAGCCGCCAGGGATTCCACGATCGCGGACACGGCAGCGCAGACGATATCGTCCCCCGCTGCGTATTCTGCATGTCCGACCACCTCCAGGCAATAGCCCTCGCTCCCCTGATATGCGCTTGCTTCAATCATACAGCACCTCCGCCTTCCTTGACCATCTGTCTGATCTTGCCGATGCCGTCAAAGTCCATCATCTCCAGCATGATCAGCGTCTGCTCACGCTGCTCGGGAGAAAACGCCCCCTTTTCATAAAGCTGCATGGCAAATTCGTTTGCCGCCTGCTGGGATAGCGGATTTGCGACACGCGCCTTGACCTTGATATCAAAGACAGGCTTTTTATGGTAGCGCGCACCGTTTTCGCTGTGCACCTCCTTTTCCGCAATGCCGCCGTTGGCATACGAGACGTACTCGTTTATGCCCTCACGCGTAATGCGGAAGGTGCGCTCGCGATCGTAAAACTGTCTTATCAGCTCAATGATCAGCTGCACAATGCCCACGTAGGCGCGATTGGATGCCGCAATGACGTCGCGGGCATTCTTGTTCCCTGCCTCTTGCAGAGCCTTGATGGCTGTCGCCGCGGTGATACCGCCCGAAAGCGAGCCCTGCGAGACATCGCGGTTGCCGGTGGTTTCCTTGAGCTCGTCGATCTTGAGCTTTTTGAGCGTCAGAAGACCCTGGTCAAAGGTGCCGATGCGGATCTGCTGCAGCTTCTCCTCTTCAATGTCGCCCTCGACCTCCACAATGCGTCGGTCAAGGTCCATAAAGTCCTCCTGGTTGACACCCAGACTCTTTTTTGCCCAAAAGCGCACCTTGCTTGCCCAGTCTGCATACTCCATAAAGTTGGCGTCCAGGCGGTCAATGTAGATCTGCGGCTGCTTTGCGACCGCAATCATACCAAAGCCGTAGCACGTGCCCTCCTCGGGGTACATAACGTCCAGCACGATGGGGTACATGCCGTGGTCGTACCAGCCTCTGTCCTTGTAGTGCTCATCGTTTTCGGATGCGTAAAGCACCACGCCGTCCGCAAATTTGCAATAGTGCAGCACGTCGGTGTTGCCCACGCGCTTTTTGTAGTACCAGTCCACCACCAGAGTCTTGCCGTCGCGGCTGTCAAAAAACAGTCCGTCGGGATCTGCAGCGCGAGTATTGCGCTCGAAAAAGGCGGGATAGGTCTGCTCCAGCTGCTCGGTATCCATTTCGGCCAGCAAAAACAGATGCTTGCTGTCCTGAATGCTTCTGACACCCGGCTCCCAGTAAAGGTTCTGAACGTCGACACGGCACACGTCAATGTCACCAAAGCCGTTTTCCATATCGTTGTTCCAGAACACGCCGTACGCGCTGACGCCGTGCTTGAGCTTGTACCAGAGATTGTCCGAATACACCGCATCAAAGCCGCAACGGTCCAGGATCACGGGAATGATCTGTGAGAGCAGGCTTGCCTCGGGCTCGTCGCCCGGCTCGCGGGGCAAACAGATGCAGGTGGGCAGATTGTCCATCATATCGGCATGGCGGTTGGCAATGCTGTTGAACAGCCAGGCCGAGCAGCCAAGGTCGCGCACGTTTGCGGGAGCCCCGCTGCCGTATCTGCCCTGCCAGTAGGTCTCGTCGCTCTGAATTCTGCTGTCCAAGGGACGCTTGGCAGCGCGCCAATCACGCAGAATTCTTGCCGCCTTTGCAATCTCCTCTTGCCCGATGGCAGGACGCTCTTGATCTTTCTTTTTGAAAATATCTTTTATAGTCATAAATTCTCCTTTATCTATCATTTGAGTGGGTCGTAAACGTACGGCACCACACTTTTTTCTTTACTTGCCTTGACGATAGGGTGCGCCATGGCCACGTAACGGCATTCGTCGTAAATATGATCCTCTGCGTCGGTATTGATATCCTCCACGTCAGCCGAATCGTACACAAGCTCCGGAAAGGTGCGAATGAAGTGCGTGCAGGTGGAAAAGACGTAAAACATGGGGATGCCGCTCTCGTCAAATGCAAGCCTTGCATGCAGCTGCGCCTTGCCCGCCATACGCGAATTGTCCGCCTTATCCCAGTAAACACCCTCTCGCTCCATCAGCTCAGCAATGCTCTCTCCGCCGTTCTTTTGTCGGATGGCAGGATCGGCCACGCCGACAATATATCTGCCGCGCAGATTGGGGTC